CTACCCCTCTATACTATATAAATAAATATTATTACTTAATGTATACACTATACCCTACCTAAGCCCAAAACCCTTATAAATAAAGGGATCGAGACTAGGGCATGGCACAGGGTATCCACCTCTCTTACAGTACCCTACACCCTCACACCTAGCCTCAATTGTTCTCATTTCTCTAATACTTTTCCAATTTGCATACCCTACCCTACCCTGTAAACAAATCAGCCTGTTTCAATTCATTCTTCTCCTTGTTCCAAACAGGGTCATAAGACTTCCTATCAGGACCAATATACTCATGCGAATAACATATTCTATCCACATCTAGCGTCATATGATGCCATTCTTTCTTTACATTCTTTCTTCTTGCTTTCTTTCTATCCACTAAATTGGTAGAAGTAGCACGCCAAAGATCACTCTTTTGCCTGTATTCACCCATACGCATGTGTGCAGTCTTAGAGAAGTATCTGTACCCATCTTCGATGTGAATATCTGCTATCGCATCAGAGAAGCGTACTCCTATGCCTAAGCCTTGAAAGTCAGGCAGTATGACAGTTCTACAACCACGCCATTTCTTTCTTGTATCACCCTCATATAACGGTGGTATCTTGCCCGGCAAACTTATGCTTGCACCAAAGCCCACGAGTTGCCCTTCCCACACACAACAAAAGCATCGTATAGCATTAGGTATTTCTGCCGTTAAATAGTGATGTTTCGCAAACATTGACCACAAAGACTTATCGCATCGGTATACTTGAACTTGTATAGGTTGCCGAACCGACCCCCTTTTTAGCTCTTGCGTGTCAGTGCAATACACCCAGTCAGGCTCAAGCCAACTAAGTATATCTTCATGACATGTAGCCAAAACGATGTTCTTTATATTGTTTCTTTTAATGTATTTAGATAAAGCCACAGAGCAAGACTTAGCTGTCTCTCTGTTAACCACTGAGGTAAACTCATCTATGACGGCACCATCTTTTAATTTTCTCGCCATGTCTGCTCTAAAACCCTCGCCATTCGATAACACATGTCTTGGCTTTGCCCACGATGGTATCGTGTTGAGTCCTACTGCACTGAGTCTTGCAATGGCATCTTCTTCACTGTCAAAGTGTGAAGCCACTGACTTGCTTCTATCCCATGTCAGTTCTTCTTCCTCACCAAACCTTTTAAGCAGAGTAGACTTGCCACTCCCACTAGAACCAAAGATCACACCGATAGAAAACTCTCCATCTATCGATGGCATTCTTGGTACCTCGAAGCTTGTGGTGCCATCAAAGCTAAAGTCGAAGTTCTTGTAGATGCTTTGATCTATCTCACTCATCTCCACATTCGATGTCAGTATCTCTCTCTTATCCTCTTCCATCTATCCCTCCGTATGTATCCTTGTATGTAAATCTATGAAAGCTTGTGCATCCATGACCACCAAGGGCTTGCTTCTGTTTCTTTTGATCACGAGTAAAGGCTCATAGCCCTTGCAATTGGTCTCTGCTTGTTCGTATGACTTCCACACATTCACTGCTTCTTGATTCTTGCATTCGATTGAATAGGGGAAAGCTTCTCTTGATTGTTTACCGAGTATGACATCTTCACCTTGGCTACCCATGGGTCTGCTCTCTATATCTTCTGCATCTAACTTCAGTATCTCTATGAGCTTAGTGACTACCCACTGTTGTAACTTCCTACCTTTTGCTTTTGCACTTGATGTCTTCATTTAATGTTGAGTTCCTCTTTGCCATTGCGTTTGTTGAATTCCCTGACTAACCACTTGAAGTTCGCCTTCACATACCCTGCATAGTCTCTTGTCTTGGCATGGGGTGAGCTTGTCTCATCACAATAATCGAGCCACATCCTCGAGGTGAAGCTCTTGAACTCCTGCGTAAATACATCTGTGAATGCCTCGTATCTCATGTGTTAAAAAAAATCGTGCGTGAAACACTCAGAGACAACGATTGATGCCCAAGGTTGCCCACTATCATCGCTAGAATGCAAGGGGTTCATCGGTAGTCTCTGTGGGTAAATCTATCAAGCTAACATCATACACTTTCTTACCATTGGTTTTTCTAGGCTCAATGCCAAACTCTGTTAACACTCTTGATGCATCTTTGAAGTCTATGTTTCTTGGGTTGCGTATGCCTAAAGCTCTAAGCATAGCTGTGAGTTGCCATGGCTTTTTCTCTGAATCCAGTGGCTTGAAGTCTACATGTTGCATGAGTAAGTCTTCGACTGCACCTTGGGTTCTGAATCCTTCATTCGATTCTTGTAAGAGTTCTCTCTCTTCTTTCGTTAGGTACCAGTTCTTCTCGCCTTGTTTATAAAGCGTAGCTTTGACCTCTGCCCACATTTGTTGCATGTCAATCCCATGATGCGGATTGATGTCTGTAACTTTTAAACACCAAAAGCGTCTGTTACCACTACCATCCATAAGAAATTCGGGTTCGTTAACTGATGCAAAGAATGCTGTGCGTCTTTGATAATTGGTAAAGGTTCGATCATATGGCAATCGCATTTCATCAGACTTAGAAGTAATGAAAGCTTTGAGTTGGTTGATGTCTGCTTTCTTAAAGGTAGACTCTAACTCTCCTAGCTCTACAATCCAGTGACTGACGGCTTTCTTCACGCTGTCTTTATCTTTTGGATCAAGGGTAGCTCCTTCAAGTAACCAACCTTTGTTGAACTCAGCCAAGCGTTTGAACCAAAGCGTTTTACCTAGCCCTTGCTTGCCTTGAAAGACCAACAATCCTTCTAGCGATACACCGTCAACCTCAAATGCGGCAGCTACACAAGATAGCAACCACTTTCTCATCAGCATGTGTTTGAGTCTGTTGTCTTCTGCTGTGACGGTATCGCAGAAATCCGTGATACGAGACACACCATCCCAAGGCTTACTATCAATCCAACGGGCAACAGGATTGTGTTCTTGGGCGATGATTTTCATCGCATCACGGACTCTTTGATGGGGTACAAAATTCTTGATGCACAAGTTTTCTAATTCAACTAAGTGTGCTTCATCTTTTAAATCTGCTATGGGTTTAAAGTTAGGTATCTCGATCTCAATGCGTTTTTTAATAACATCGTAATAACATTCAATGTCATAAGTCTTCATGAGTGCATGATAGTTATCTGTGGTAGCCATGATCCGACCTTGTGTGGTCTTCTCAAACTCTACTAGATCAGGAACATCCACCTTCTTGGTAATGATCTCACCAGTGACTGCTTTTTGATCGTTGAAGTCCATGCCTTCTTCTGTTGGCATAACTACTTCAGCATTTGATTGTTGAGCGGCTTCTATTGCTTTCTTCTCACCAATACCATTGGCATCATTGTCTGCATAAATAATAAACTCTTTGTTTGGAATAGATTCCATAAACTTGGTATTAATAGACAACAAGTTACCTGCGTTAAAACAAACCACCATAGGAATGTTTTGATCTTCAAAGATTGTTGCACAAGTTGCGTAACCTTCACCAAATCCTATCTTCTTTGTTTCCTTGATTAAATGTGTGCCTATTAAAAAGAAGCAACCACCTGTTCGACCACCCGAAAGAAATCGTTTTGATCCATCAGGCATGATCGTCTGCAACGACCACATCTTGCCTTTCTCATCAATGATGGGTATCAAGAGCTTGCCATTGTGTTCTCTCAAGTTGTGTGAGCGTACATTTTTAGAATCTAAGTATGGATGTGAGTCACAGGGTTTGCCTGCATCCCAAATCATTTTGGCTTTCTTTGCGACCTTTAAATGTTTCTGTTCTTGGTCTTGTCTTGCTTGTTCTCTAAATTTCTCCAGTGCTTCATAGTTAACCTCGGAAGATTTCCGTGAAGATAATTTAAAGTTATGAGTTTGTCCCGTTCGATAATCAGAGGCAAAACCAATAGGTGTGCCAAAGTTATCATAGTAAGCATAGTAACCTGACATAGCTCTCTTGTTATTAACCACGGTATACGCTCTTTGTGGTTTTTCGGGATTAGGTTCCAGTGTTTCATTCTTAGGTTCAAATCCATGTTGTTTTAAGAACTCTGTGAACTTACCCATTGACTCCATGGTCAAGGGTTTGTCGTATTCCTTGCCTCCGCCTTTAATATTTTTGATCCCCATACTTGCCCTCTCTGTGAAACTTCTATATTATGTTGTGTTGAATACCTTACAATATACTTTGTTTGGAATAAATAAACAATAATTATTTTTATTGAGGAGAAAAAATATGGCTTTAACAATAAGCGATAGCGGTAGCGGTAACTTTGAGACCATTGCCAAGGGTAGATATAAAGCAACCTGTTATAGAATTGTTGACGTGGGAACACACAACGAAACCTATGAAGGTGAAACCAAGAAGCGTCACAGTGTCTTCTTATACTGGGAACTAGATGAGAAGATGTCAGACGGCAAACCTTTCTCAATCATGAAACAATACACACTGTCTCTTAATGAGAAGTCTGCTTTGTTTTTACACTTATGTTCATGGCGTAACAAAAAGTTTACCGATGATGAACTTAAAGGTTTTGATTTAACCAACATTCTAGGATGCACATGTGAGCTTGAAGTTGAATATACTTCGGGTGGCAATCCTAAAGTAACGGCTGTCTATCACCCTGAAGGTGGTGTTAAGAAAGTTGCAACAACCAATGAGCAAATAGCTTTTGATGTTGATGAGTATGCAAAAGACAACAAAGATATGTGCGATGTGTTTGTAAATTTACCCGAATGGGTACAAAATAAGATTGATGAATCTTTTGAAGTGGTAGCATCTAATAAAGCTGAAAGTGCTAAACTACAAAAAGACGAGTCAACAGAGTTTTCTTCTCTTGATAACTTGGCTGATGACAAGAAATCAATCGAGGACCAAATCCCGTTTTAACGGTTTGGGCTACTAGGTCATGATATATATTTCATATTTGATTCTCCATAACAAATAGATTTAGTAGCCCCCCTTTTATACCATGGGTGATGTAATAGATTTTGAACCACGCTTCGATGTCGTGGTCTATGAAGAGGGAGTGTATGACGACATGCCTTTCCCCGAATACAATGATCTTGGTGCTTTTAGATCGCATGATCTTTCAGCCATCATGAAAGACCCTTACAAATATAAATACGAAGAGAAGCCTGACAGCGAGGCTTCATTCTTTGTTGAGGGTAGATTGCAACATTGTTTATTTTTAGAACCTCATGTGTTTGACGATGAGTTTGTCATAGCACCTAAGGTTGACAAAAGAACCAAGGCAGGCAAAGAAGAGTATGCAGACTTTCTTTCTTCTGTCGGTAATCGTAGCGTTGTCTCACAAGACTTGTATGACACTTGTGTAGCTCGTTGTGAGGTTCTTGATGCATTTAAACCAAGAGGCGAGGACAAGACTGAGCTATCAGTGGTCTTCGATTACTTTGGGCATTTGTGTAAAGCTCGTTTCGATATGCTACAAGACAATGTGATCATTGATCTTAAAACCTGTCGTGACGCTTCACCAAGAGGCTTTAAACATTCAGTTAAAACATTTGGCTATCATCAGCAAGCGGCTTTCTATCTTGATGCCGCTAAGAATGTAGGTCTGACTGAGGTTGATAGGTTTCAGTTTCTTGCAATAGAAAAGACTCATCCATATCCATATGTGGTTTATGAGTTAGAACCTGAAGCTGTAGAGTATGGTCGATCTCTGAATGAACAAGCACTGGACTTATTGTTGAAGTGTGAGCAAACAGGTATCTACACACCATACAATTTACACAATCAGATTGTGCCAATTAAACTTTCGGATTTGTAATTGGCTAAAAGTTTACCTCGCCCCATTCACGATCACCTTTACTGGGCAGGTAAAGCTTCAGAGTTTAACACTCAAAAAGAAAGAGAGGACTTTTTACGAGAATATGGCTTTGAGGACAAACGCATTGAGACAATCACCCACCTTGCAGTGGCGTGGTTGCCTCAGCGTATGTATATGCTTTCAAACAGGTTATTAAACTTGGCATATCACGACTTACCGAATGACACAGCTAGAACCATGTTTAGAGTTGGCATTCATGCTTATAAAAAAAGAAAAGGATTATTATGATAGTAAGATTTTCAAGACAGGATTTATCAGAATGCGAACAAGCGGCATCTTTGCGTTGGCAGTTGGCAAGAGCCAGTGGTGTTGCGAATCAAAGAAGAGATAAGTCTCGCACCGATCACGACATTGATCTTTTGGGTGTAAAGGGAGAGTTAGCTGTGGCTAGAATCTTTCAAATAGATCACGACATACACAAAGGTGGCATTGATATGAACATTGACATGTGGGACAACGATGTGTCCTTTGATGTGAAGGCTACCTTTACTCAAGCAGGGCATTTGTTATTCAAACAAAAGAAATACTTTAAGGCTGATGTAGCCATTCTTGTAACACCCCACGACATACCTGATTCAGTTATGGTTGCAGGGTGGATAGGTAGAAAAGAGTTTTTAGAGAAAGCCCAAGATGTAGATTTTGGTAGTGGTCCTAGTGTTGCTATGGGTTATAACGATCTAAGACCTATACCCGAACTGTGGAAGTTTATGACCATGAAAAGGGTTGCCAAAATACCCAACCGCCTTTAGTCTTCTGACTTAGCTGTAATAATAGCTCCGTCTACTTCAATGCTGTTGAACTCCAGTCCACTGATCTGTTCATCATTGTGTTCAAAGATCACATCTCTAACCAATAGTCTAAGCAGTCCTGCCTTTTGAAACAGGTTAAGCCTAGCGTAAGTTTCTATCACTTCACTGGCTGTCATCTTGCTAGTGTTCAACAAGATATCGTCTTTCTTTTTAAATAACATTTAGGGTCCTCTCTTAATAATTTAGTTTAACATAACCCGACTTTAATACATGAGCTAATTTCTCATCGTTGTGGGTTCTTAAAAACCAACCGCCTTTTGCATCCACATATGAAGATACAATGTCGGGCATTTCTACATTGCTCATGTTGTACATGTCTTGGTAATGACATTTGTAAGCATACAAAGCTTGCTCAAAGCTTATAGGTTTATTTGTTGGCACCATCCTTTTTATCCCCCTCGTTTCTTTCTCTTAATAGCTTCATAAACTCTGACCACTTGTATAGTTTTTTGGTAACCTCGTCATAAAAGTTACCCTTGTAGTCTTGTGTTATTTTAGTCATCGTTGTTCCTTGGTAGTTGCTCTGCATCAAACCAACCGCATGGATAATTTATCTCCATTCTGTGTGTGGCTTTTTGCGTTTATCAGAATATTCATATTCTACTCTATCTCGATATCTTTTGTGTCTGATCACACTGACTTTGCCCATCTCTTCTCTTTGCCATCCAAGCTCTATGATTGTGTTTGCTTCTTTCTCTTCTTTGAGCTTTTGATTTTGCTTTTCTACAACATCTTTATACTGTGTCACTTTCTACCTCCTCTACTTTAGGTTTATTTTTATCTGCAATAACTTTCTTTATTGCCTCCCAAACCAATGCTTCATTGAAGTCTCTGTCCCAAGTGATCATGCCTTTTTGTATACAAGCGTTGCAACCTATGGGGTTATTGAGGAATCCTTCAAAGGTAGATGTGAACTCACCATGACCACCAAGGACACAACGCCCTGTGTATGTCTCATGGATATCCTCTCCAAGGTCCTTTCTGTATCTTGCAATCATCTGATCGTAAGTCTCTTCTCTTCTTGTTCTTGCCATTTTGATTCTCCTTGTTTAAATGAACAAACTTAAATTTACTCTCACAAGCATTGAATGTCAACACTTGTGAACACTTGTTACGCTACCTCCTTAACTTGGCTAATAAATTTTGCTTTAGTTGGTCTTTTGAAAAAGTAGAATGTACCATCAAAGTCTTTTGGCTTTTCTATCTTTGCATCAAACTGTATTACATCACCAATGTTAACTGGCTGATCTTTCATACTAGGAACTGAGCCAAAAACTTTTTGACCAGTCTCAAGAAGAAAGATACCTTTAAGCACACAACCCCAATCACTGTAATACTCTTTCTCATGAACAAGCTCGCCAGTGATAGTAACTCTGTTTTCTGTATCTAGTTCAGCAACATTAGCCAATTTTTGTAAGTCATCAAACTTTCTGCATGATCTAGCCATGAAGCTTGCCCAACATACAGTGGCAAAGTTTAAGTCTCTTTGTGCATTTCTCTTTGCTCTTTCAGCATCAACCTTCGCCCAAAAATCTTTCTTAGCTTGTTTTTCTGCTTTCTCTTGAGCAATTGTTTCTTTGTCTCTTTGCACAATTTCGTTAAGCTCTCTTCTGTCTGTAATTACAAGCTTAAGGTCTTTGTCGTTAAAAGAGTTGTAGTTAGCAACATAGTCTTTGGCTTTAGCCACAGCTTGATCATAGTCAGTAGACAATGTTTTAACAAAACGATCACTACGACTATAAGTAGATGCTTGATAAGGCTGAGAAACACTAGCCTCCTCAAACTTTCTCAAAGTAAAAAAATTATTACCTCTACCAGTAGAAAGGTAAAAATATTTGTTTGTAAAAACTTTAGTACCTGTCATATCTTTTCTCCAATGTGTAAGAATCATTTCCTACACACTTATAATAACAAATGAAAACATAATTACAACACTTTTCAACACTTTTATTGATGTTTTTTTATATGCTAATAAAGTGTTAATATTGTGTTCAAATGTATTATAATCAGTTACAATTCAGTTTTAAGTACATAAAGGAGATTGATATGGGTGACTACAACAAGGGCTACAGAACCTTGACAGTCGATCTAGCAACCTACGAGTTATTGCAAGAGATTTGTTCTTTAGAAAGAAGAAAGAAGATTGATCAAATCCGTTTAATGGTGGAGACCAATCACAAAAAAGTAATGCAACAGCAAGAGGGGGAAGCTGTATAACTAGGAGACAATTATGTTAGCAGGACATTTTCCTAAAGATATTGTCAAACAAATAAAAGGCTCACAAAGAGTTGAACAGGACATTACCCCTATAGCCATAGATAAGCATTTGTCTGATCAATTGTTTGCACTTGCCAGTGCGAAGAATAAATGTCCAAGAAAGATGGCTGAGTATTTTATAAATCTAGGAGTGCAAACTTCTAAGTTTTATGGGAATACAATGAATGTTCAGTTTGATGTAGATCAGCTTTAATCTAAGCTAAAGAGCCAATCCCCGAAGAACCCATAGCTAGGCGTTCAGCCAACTCTCGGTCTTTTGGATTAGGTAAGATCGTTTCAGATAACATATCCTGTGGTCTAACAGCAGTAGCAGGTGGAACCAGTGGGATGTTTGATGGTTGGAAACTTTGTAGTGCTGAGTCTAGTTGTGAGCTAAGGTTGTCTCTTCTCTCCACCTCTCTTTCAAAAGCCTGACCTTCGTATGGCTGTTCTTGTGGCTCAGTCACACCTTCCACAGCTTCTGCACCACCTCTTGTCATTGTTTGCTTGATACCATACTCAAGTGGAGCAAAGTAATCATAAGCTTTGTTTATAGTATTTACAGCATCAGGATCAAATAAAGCATCAGTCAATGCACGGTAGTATGTATCAGCCTGTGTCATTGCTATTCTTTTCATAACATCATCACCAAAAGTACCTGTAACCAATCTGCCCGGTAACCTTATGGCAGAAAGCAATAGACCTAAAGACTTAGAACCAATCCCCTGTGCCTCATCAACTAGTTCTTTTTCCATTATCATTAACGGTTTTGTTGGGGAGCCTGATTTGGCGACTGAAAATGATTTGTTCATAATATCCACAAGCTTGTAAAAGTTATCAAACTCTTCAGGCTCCAATATTTCCTCCATCATTTTCTTGGTGTTGCCTTGCAAGAAATAGTTTTTGAATTGTGGCAAACCTTTTTCTAATAAAGCTTCTTTAGTAACTTTATCCAACTGTTGTAATAGAAATTCTTTTTTTACATCTTGAAAAACCACAGGGTCGACTGCTTGTAATATTCTTTTAGAGTTTCTTAAAGATTGAGCAGAAACATTTGGATTAAAGAATGTTTGCAAGGCTTTTGCAGATTGCTCATCTCTTATAAGTTTCGACATTCTGCCAATTGCACTCTTTTCTACCAGTTGCAATGGTCCTCTCGATGGGTCATATACTCTTCTTGCAAGATTGTATAATGGAGTTGCTTCATCCATCAAAGCAGTCATATCATCTTTAAGATTAATAATAACTTTTTGTGCGTATCCACCTGTATTGGTAATCAGATCATTAATTGATCCTGCTCGTCTACCATGTATAGCCATAAGGTCAGTTATAACCTCACCGTTTGCATCAAATAATAAATCTTTAAACTTAGTAATAGCCTCTACTTCATTAGGGTCTAGCTTTGGATCAGCAAGTTTTGCGTTTATTTTTTCTATAATTTCATTTGTGTTTATTTGAAATGGCTCGTCAGAATTTTTAATTGTGTCGTAAATTTTACCTGCACGCACCTTTCTTCTTTTGGCTAGCTCGTCTATAGCTTTTTTAGACGCTTCTTGAACCCTTCTTCCTATATCACCGCCTTTACCTGATCCGATTTCAGATGCAAAAACTTCAATAGCTTCTCTTACTTGACTGGCTCTTGAGTTGTAAAAATTATATATTTTGTCAGACTCAGGCTGTCTTGTAAGAAAGTATTGTATGTTTTGAGCTTTAGTTGCCAACACATCTGCCTCAGCAGGAGTTAAATCAATGCCCAGTTTTTTTGCTTCGGCTATGGTGTCAGCTTGATTTAATCGCAAATTCATAATTTTTTGCAAAGCATCTTTTCTACCAACAAATTTATTAAATACTTGCCTTGTCTTGCCAACACCAAAAGGTATGGCTGAAAAGCCACTTGAAATTAAAAGGTCTTTGCCTGCGGCTACTAATTCTTCAGGAGGCATGTTGTAAAATTGATCTATCATCAACTCTCTACCACCCCTAGCCACACCACCGACAACCACATTGCCTGCAAAGCCACCCATTGCGGTGTTGCCCAAAACTATGCCAAGTTGTGCCAATGGATGTTTAGCAGGAGATGTAACTGCTTGTGTTAAGCCTCTTTGAAATCCTCTTTTTGCCCCCTCTATACCACCGACAACATCAGCCATAAATGTGGTCGCAGGAACTAAATTTGGTTTTACATATTCACCAAACACCCCAACATCAGTTGGCGAAACAAATTCTTTTTCTAAAGTGCCGTCATCGTTTCTGTAGACTAACTCACCGTCTTTAAACTGATATCGATACGATGCCAATGGGTCATCAGGAAATCTTAAAGATGCTAAGTAATCAATCTTTGCATCATCGTCAAAGAACATGTTGGCTCTTGTTTTCTTTGTTACATACTCAGTTTCTAGGTCTTGTTGTTTGTTGGCTAAATTTCTTAGGCTTTCTATCTCTGCATCATATTTATCAGACATAATTATGTACCTAAAATGTTTTGTATTTCTCTAATTTTTTGTGCTTTTTGCGTTGCACTTAAAGTGTCATCATTCTCAATGTCTTCAATTATTTTTGAAGCTCTGTCATTAAGCTGATTATTGACAGCCCGTTGTGCAGTTACACTTGTATAGCCTTTGTTTACTTCGCTGTAGTTTTTGTCATCTTTGATGGACTCTAAATCTGCAAACTCTTGTTTGTCAAAAAGAGGGTTTGCATCTCTAAACTCTGATTTGAATGACGCTAAAGCCCCTTGTATCTCAGCAATTGATGCATTTGCTTTTGCTAACTCTATAGATTTTTGGTTCCACTGTTCGTTAAATTTTTCTGATCTTTCTGCAATCCTATCTAGGTAAGTTAACATCTTCATAAAACCATCGTAGGTTGCACCCAATGTAGGTGATGCTCTTAAGAACATGTCCATTTCTCTGTTTGAAATAGCACCTTTAGTCTTACCAACCAAAGCCATAGCAAAACTTGTACCAAGCTGTCCTAGCAATTGTTGATCAGATAGCTTGCTTATATCAATAATATTACCAAAACCCAAATCAACCAAAGCAGTTCTTATAGGTGCGGTAAATTGTTCTACAGGACCAAAACCATCAGGACCTAACTGCTCTGCAACTGATCTAGCATATATAATTTGATCTCTCACCCCAGTAGCTCCATCAGCCTCAACTTGCCAAGTTTGTTCTGTTTTGGCTATATTTTTTGCTCTTTCTTTATCAAGATCACTGGCGTTACCCATGTCAATGTTAGTCACGCTTTGTGGTGATTTAATTTCTACACCACCACTTGCAAGTATCGTACTTACCTGTGGATCATTGTGATAAAAAGTTTGTTCTATTTTTTCACCTGATTCGTCTTGATATTGCAATGTTACTCTTGGTATTTCTTTGTTAGCCAAATCAATTAATTTTAACGAGTAGTCATTTAAAAACTTTTTCGCTGATTGTTCGTCTTGTGATGCCATTTCTATAGCTTTCATTGCTACGGCTTGTTTTTCTTTTCTTTTAGATTCTCTGCGTTTTTTTATTTCTTCACTCAGGTCTTGAAATCCCATTCCCAACCCACGACCCACAGACGGAAATTTTTCTGCTTGTTGTGCCAAAAGCCCTCTACCAAGCATTGATGCTACATCGTATCCGCTTACTGGGGGTTGTTGGTTTATAAATGGCGAAAGCCTATCTTCATACTTTTCAACGCTAGCATCAAAATCAAAAGTTTTTGGGGTCATAAGACTAGCTAGTGCGTCTAAACCAGTAGAAGTTGTTTCTGTTGCGTCAGGCACATCAGTCAAATCTACAGCACCTCCCGGTGCATAACCCATTAACGATGACAAACCTGTTCTGCTCATTGGCATTATCCGTATGTTCTATATTGTGGTGGATTCATAAAGCTACCCAAACCACCAAGTGCTGATAATCCAACTCCTAAGCCTGTTTGCAAGGCTGATGGTTGAACTCCATAAGTTGTACCAATCTGACTGAATCCCGCAGGGACACTTTGTACAAATGGTAACAATGATTGCATTTGTTGTAATGGTGCTTGTTGTTGCATTAATGCATTTTGTCTTGATGCATCTAATCGTGCTTGTTGTAACCCTTGTGTCATTTGACCCAAACCTAGTTGTCTTTGTATGTCAGCTTGAGCGGCTTGTTGTGCCTGCCCACCAAGACCTGAGTAAGCTTGACCCAAACCAAACTGACCTGCTTGTCTTGCACCTGCCAAAGAACCAAGTCCTGAAGCAAGCTGTTGTTGAGCTTGTTGTTGCCTACCAAATTCACCCATGGCTGTTTGTTGTGCTTGTTGAAAGCCTTGGCTTCTAAGTCCGCCTAAAGCCTCTCCCAAGCCTCTACCGAGAGCTTCAGTGCGTTCTTCTGCACCTAATCTAGCTCTTGATCCAAAGGCAGATTCACCGCCTCTAGCGATGTCAGAAGCTCTAGCTGATATGTCAGCCATGGCTCCTCTTTCAAGTATATCTTTGCGTACTTGGTCAATAACCTCTTCTTGGTATGGGTCCATGAACTGTTGGTATGAACTAGGATCGTACTCAGCACCTGCGTATTCTCTTAACGCTTGCTCAGACTCACCTAAACCACCGAATAAACTTTCAATGCCTGTACCAAATGCTTGTTCAGCCTTCTGCATGTAAGGCTCTTGAACGCCAATTTTTTCTCTTGATAAGCCAATGGCTTTTAATTGTTCAGGAGATAGTCCTGCAATCTTTTGCGGTACGACAACAGGTCTGCCCTGTTCATCATAAAATGTGCGTTCAGCAGCTCTAAATGCTTGTTGCATAAAGCCCGGTGAGTAGCTAGAAGTACCCGGTATACCTGATCCAAAGAATAATTCTCTAGTGGTTGGGTCTAGGGTTCTAAACTGTTGTTGAATATCTGTTGCGATTGGTTCTGCCATTATGCCATGTTCCCAAAATGTTCCATTAGTTTATACATAACTTTAGTGCCTGACTCTCTTGTTGGCTCTCCGTTTGGAGTTAAAGTTAGTATGCCATTGTTATTGTTAACATCAAAAGAACCTGCTCCTCTTACAGCTTTGGCAGTCATTACAAACTCACCGTCTGAAAGCATTGCAGGAATATCGTCTGATGTCTCAGTGCCTGCCCCATTGATTTGTCCATCTCTTACAGGAAACTCTTCTACATTGATAGCAACATCCATGTCGCCACCTTCTGCCATAGCTACAACACCACCATCAGCAAAAGCCATAATGCCACCGTATCTTGCGTTTCTTGGCTTGCCACCGCTTAATGCAGGCATGCCTTCAGGAGTTAAACCAAACTCTACACGAGATGGCATTTCTGCTCCTGTTCTACGAGCTATCTCTGCTTCTATGTTATATCTACCAAGTGGGTCCATTTGTGTAAGTGGAGTTAAAGGTACACCTTTTTGATCTTTAGCTTCTTCATAAGCCAACTTACCAATTAAGCCTGCAAGCCCCGCAATACCTAATTTGCCCATCATGCCAAGACCGCCTTGATCGTCTTTAGCAAAAAGACTGCTACTAGAAGGGTCTGTTTGTCCTTTTAAAGTGTCTTCTATGCCTTTTATGAAAGAGGGGGTTTTAGCTCCGCCAATAAAACTGCCTCCTTGTAATCTTTTTATTTCTTCATCTGATACAGGCATGCCCGTTTTAGTGTTTATGTATCCTTGATTAACTGGGTCGTACTGTATTTCTTCAGGCAAAGGTTGCTGTCCACCACCAAATAAACCACTAATGCCACTTTTAACCTTACCAAAAAAATCGCCAACCTTACCAAAACGACCTATGCCATCAGCACCACCGCCTGTAAACAAACTTCCACCTTTTGATGTAGCTGTACCCGGCGTACCGCCAAATAGTTTGCTCCCACCATAACTTAAAGCCCCACCTAATAAAGCGTCTTTGGTAGATAAGCCTGCAGCTTTTCCTGATGCAGCTGTTATAGCTGCTTTTGCCAAGGGTCCAACACCAGGTATAAAAGGTGCTGCTACTGAAACAATCGGTGCTAATTTTTTAGTAACCTTTTTTCTAGCTCTGTTTAATTTTGATAATGCTTTTTTAATAAAAAATTCTTGCAAACCAGTTTCAGGATTAATTGATGCTATGCCACCCAATTCTCCAGTAGTGTCAACAATTCTTGATCTTGGATCAACGCCCATGTTTAACATTGTGTCTTCTAGTTCGTTAATGATAATTGGATTGGCTTCTAAAACTTCAGGTGGTACAACAACATCTCCCTCTGCGAGATGTCCAACTGTTGTATCTTCGTTTCTTCCTGCGGACATCAAACCCATAATACCTGCATCAGCATCAGACATCGCACCTTTGGGTGCTAGGTTATTTACTTCCATCAAGAATGAATCTATGTCCATTCCTCTGCCCATTTCATTAATAATTTGTTGTTGTGCTTGACGAGAGATTTCTGAGTCGGATGGATTGCTCAATATAACATTGACCTGATCGCCAAAACCTAAATCAACCAATGGTTGCATTGGGTTGGAGGGCATAGCATTCATTGCTATTTCTTTGTCTGTGTCAGACATTAGTCTTCCTGATGATCTTAGGTTTTGTTTAATGTCTCTTAAAGTTGTAAGCAATGTAATTGGGTCGTTTGCTTGTGACAACATATCTTGCTCTTTATTTGTCAAAACTCCTGCCAAAGATTGAATTTCTTTAAAAGCTTGCTCTAGTCTTTTTTGATCAAGCGTGCTGACACTGGGAGCAAGAGAGTTTGTGGGCATAGCACTTCTAAAAATTTCCATTTCTCTGTTTGAGATAGGACCTATTGTTTTATTAACCATGTCCATAACCATTTCAGTCTCTGTAGGTCTAATATCTTGTGTGAGGTTTTGTATTCTTTCTTCTAATGTTGCCATATTAACTCGTTGTAACTGTTACGGAGCCTACTGCTCCTGTTCCACTCACGCCACTCAAATATGTTTGGTGACTATATAAATCACGAAAAGCATTCCCGTCATACGCTTGGTGAATCTCTAGTGTCGTATTAAACACTATATCACCTGCTATAAAGTTCAGTTCACCTAATTCGGATTGGTTGAACTGCGGGGTTCGATTAGGGTCGAACTGTCCTAAGTTTAACTCAAGTATCCTGACTAATCTATTAAAAACGTCAGGTGTTACTTCGTCTAAAGCCTGCGGTAACCTTGTCGGTAATAGCTTTGCCATTATCTTCTACCATCAGGCTGTATATACATTCTAGTATATCCTAGTCTCCATTGCACTCCTAGTCTGTTTCCTGTGTCTGCATCATCATCGCTTTGCAGTCTTAACACAGCCTGTCTTGCTCTAGTTCGTACATTTAATTCATTGGTATTATTAGAAACATCTTTGGTCACTTTGGTTGATAAACTTTGTGCAGGGAAGTTTCTTGTTTTAATTTGCATATTAATTAAAGGTCCGCCACTGGATGTATTGGTACCATAAAATTTAATATCAGGAATGATTTTGCTAATAAAGGCAAAGTCGTTGCCTTCTTGCAAATCAAAGTCAGAGCTTTCGATAAAGACATTATCCATTGGAGAGCCATCTGCATCTTCTCCTGTTTCTTGGTTATACAGATAACCATTTTCAGTGGCTAGAGGTGCAACAAATACATCTTCATCAAGCCAAGCGGTTCTAACTAGCTCGCCTATGCTCCATGTATTTTCTAAATAGTTATATATAACGTAGCGTGATATCTCGCCTGTGTTATCTTGAGTTGATGGATAAAACCACCAAATCTCGTTGTATTGTTTGTTAGATAACGCAAAACATTTGTACAGTTGTGACAAGTTTAAATTTTCTTGTACATAACTTAAAACAGTGCATTCTAATCTTTGCACGCTACCGTTGTAACGATAGAAACCATCTTCAGCCATCCAATAAACGCCATTTGGTGCATTGATACAGGCATTAGGTGCGATCATGCCAACACCTTGATTTATTAAATTAACAGCAAATGTTAATGGCGGTCCCACAAACTGTATTGAATATAAAGCTGAGTCAGTCCATACAAGGGTTTCTTGCCTTGATCTTATACCACCAATGATTTCACTACCAACTGAAAGTCTAACCGATCCTGCTGTGTTTGTTGTTTGTGGCTCCCACTCGGTGATGCTTTCTTGGTCTGAAAAAGCCACTAGCATTGGATCAATGGCTCCTGTTCTAGCTGTACCTGTGTCATTAATTGGATCGGCACCTAAAACAAACACATGTCTATCTGTTTCGGAAACAATGGTTTGTAAGCCTACGGTAGGAGCTAAATTTGCTCCTGATAAAGAGGTTATATTTACTGCCCTTGTGGATGTGCCAACTGATTGATCCCAGTAAAATACAGGACCTCCTCTTGGGTGCAATATTAAGTCTTCGCCAAAATTATCTGAAGACCATAGCCTTAATTGGTTTGCAAAACCCAAAGAAGCAGCCTCTCCAAAACCTGATTCACCCCAACTATTTACACCCCAACCAGTTGATGCTACAAAATTATCAAGCCCAGTATTAAGTTGGTAAGCACCTACTACGCTACTGCCTCCATTACCTGTATCACTTGAGTTTGCCAAAACAGGATCGCCATTTGTATCTTTGGCTTCAATTAAATAAGAGTTAGCATCGACAATGTTTGTTATTTGATATTCTTGGTTGAGTACAGTAGCAGTAATGTTGCCACCAAGACTAACTGCTCCTGAAAAAGTAACAAAGTCATTTTGCACCGCACCGTGTGCTGTATCACTTACGGTGATAGTAGCATCACCATCGGTAGCAGAAAATGTTACATCGCCTGCACTTGTTGTTAATCTGATTGGGGTAATATCATAAAAGCTTGAGCCTTCCTGTACATAAGCTTTTAAATTGGTGCCTAGAAATAAGTATTTAGTGCCTGCTATAGAAATCCATGCAAATAAATTTCTGCATGTGCCTAAAAAAGATGTGGTAGTATTTTTTGCCCAACCGCCTATTTTTTCAGCAAAACCTTTTCTGAAACGAACAAGCGAAGAATCGAACCAACCACCTGCGTTTGTGTAGTCGGTTCCTTCCCTATCTATTCCTGCTTTAAACTGAAACTTTGCGTATGGCATGTTTCATTGCTATTAAGCGATTCTGATAATAGCTGTACCTGAAGCTGCCGCAGGAAATACAATTGTGAAGTCTCCTGCTGTAGAGGTTTTGTCTCCACCAAAGTCAATGGTTGCTACGGATGGGTCGCCTGAAGCAGTATCATTGTAGATCATGCATCCTCTAGCCGTAACAGTAGCCGTACCAAAAGTTAAATCGGCAAAATCAGTGAACGCCGTGGTTCCTGAACTTGTTGGATTAATATTTGTTAGAGCTGCTCCGCCTGAAGTATAGTTTGTTCCACTTGCTTGACCTGTTGTAGTAAAAGCAGTTGTGGTAGCACCCAAGGTAGCTGAACTTGTGTACAAAGCTAATTTAAAAGAATTTCCACCCGAAGCCAAGAAATTGTGCTTGCCTTCAAGTAACTCTTTTTTAAAACTTGTTGTAAGTGTTGATGTAATTGCCATAATTATAGTTTCCTAATTAAATCAGCAGAGTCTTTGAATCCTGCTTTTTCTAATTTGTTATTAATGGTAATCCTATCACTTTTTATAGCATTTTGCATATACAGTTCTATTACTTTTTCAATATTATCTTTGAACTCCCGAACCTGTTTTTTTACATCATCAGGTGCTTCATCGCTGACAGCAATAATTCTTTCGATGCATCTTTTAGCCCAAAAATCTACAGGATGCCCACCTTCTGTGGTGGTGTGTACTTCAATCATTCCTAAATTAGTTAAAGTTGTATCTTCAATCATTTACCACTCCTTTGGCTCTACAGGATTTGTTTTATCATCATGCCTACCAATCAATTGTGGCTCAACTGACATTTTGTTTACTGCTAACTCACTCATTTTTTTTACAATCATCTTCTTGCCATCCAACAAAGGCACCAATGGGTCTTTTAATCTGTGATAACCATAAAGCTTTTCACGAGTTTCTACATTTGTATCTAATAATGTTGATGATCCTGCTACACCAACTTGCATGTCTGCGTGCATGCATTTTGATAACCAAAATTCTACGCAAGCTCTGCCCGATTCAGCAAAATGTAAATTGCCTTTATAAGTAAAATCAACGCCATAAATTTTTAAAGTTCCAACCTTGTTCCATAATGCGAAAGCTATTGCATAAGCAACAGTGTTGTTAAGGTAACAACAATTAAGATCAGCCACAATTTCATTAATTGGATATAAAACTAAATTTTTAGCTCTTTCATCTAATTCGCATGTATATATCGGCTTATCACCCGTGGTAAGCATTCTTTTCATGCCAGTGGTTTGACCCCCTGCATCATCTGTGTCTAAAAACCTAGATGGTGGGTCCATCATGAAAGTTCTATCGTGATATATAACAGAGCCTACAGCATTAATACCCCACACCTCGTCAAAATGATCGCCATGAGATGCAGCTAAATTATAGTCAAACCAACTTCGACCCAAGCCAACAATGGCTACAGTCTTGCCCTCAAGTTTTTTTATTCTCTTCATTTTTCTCCTCTCAAAAAGAAAATTAAGTTACATTAATTCTTAAAGAATCATACCTCATTTCATCTCTTGTATCCCTGCCTTCACCCAAGTTCTTAAGTCTAGCCAAGGCTTCTTTAAATTTAGATTCTAGTATGCCTATTTCTGCTTGTGGCAATTTTAAAAATATAGCACCCTCAACCAAACAACCGTATAGAAGCGTATCAGGAGCCTCGGTTGATAAATAAGTCGTGCCATCAGAGGCACCTGCTGTTAATGATGCAGGTCGTGATAAATAATGCAATTCAACGGTATAACTTTGATCGGGAACTGGAGAGACCTCAAAACTTGATTGGTCAAAAATAGAATAATACTTTGGCTTACCTGTAGTTGTTGCATTAGAAGAATACTCTTTAATAAAAGAATTATGCTTAAAATCTAAATAAGTATATTCATTGCTATCAATAACAGCCAACGAAAAACTACCGAGCCAGTCACTTGGTGTTGCTAAAAACCTGTTGCTTGCAGAAAGGTTTCCTTGAACATTTTTTCTTTGATCGGGTAGTTGAACTACTTTAAATATTCTTTCTTCAGCCTGTGTAATAAATGTATCAAGTTGATTTACGAAAGTTGTTTCGTCTGTTTCGAGATAATCTTGAACGGCTGTTTTTAATGTTGCTAATGTAAAACTCATGTGTTTGTTACCGTAACCGTACCCAATGCAGACTCTAGTGCATTAGGAACTGTAAGTGCTGTTCCTATTATACCCAAATCCCAATTTGTATAAACCGTAAAATTGCTTGGTACTACGCTAGTATCAACCCTTGGATTGTTTAAGGCTTCAGGGTCAGCTAAATTTCTTCTTGTTTCTAACTGTGGATGTTTTGGCTCATAACATTCAGGACAGGTTCTATAACCATTCCATTCTTTTCTAAGTTCACGCAAGCCATACCTAAAACCACATCTATCACAGATACCATACGCATTCTTTTCCGATGCGAATGCCATTATGCGTAATCGTATGCCCTAGTATCAGGGGTTGCTCTAAATGATGCCCTATCCTCATCTTGGCTTAAAGCTCTTTCAAACTCTTCTTCATAAAGTTGTTTTAACATGCCCGTTCTTTCAGGAGCTTTTTTTAAGGATAGATAGTAAGCCAATCCTGCACTTAGGCAAGGATAGAACCTAAAAGGCATTTGTACTGTATTTGTTGATGCATCAACATCATCCATACGCATAATCCTATTTACATACAAAACATCTGTTGAGTTTTCAGGGGCATTGTATAAATAAATTTTTGGCGTTATTTGTTTGTCTACAAAATATTGAGATGGTCTACCTTGTGCAGTTTTATCAGGAATAGCTGCATATTCACTTCTTGAGATTTGATTCATTTGCAAATCGCTTGGTGTACCATTGCTTGTTCTTCTGATAAATGCATCTAACACATCAATTACAGCAGTTGGATTTGTTGCATCCAAATCATAAGATGTTGTGCCTTGAGTTAAAGCAATAGATGTTTGTGAGATAGTCCACTGATTTAAACCACGGTTAGCCCATTCAGCCAATAATAAATTTAAACTGCGTTTTGCGGTTTTTAAATCGTATGCTGTGCGTAGCTCAAGACCGCATCTTTCAAATGCTTCTTCTATGTATTCAGCTACATCTAGCTCAAAGTTTTTACTTCCTGAAGTTGCCACGCCTAATCCTCGTTGTATAAATTATCGAAAACTCGATTTACATCCAATGTATAGTCTAAATCAGATTTAGAGTAATGTATATGTGCAGAGGGTTTAAAATCGGGTGCATCACTGCCTGTTTCAAACCAAGCAGGGTGCGTAACTCTTACTCTATTATTTGGCAATGCTACGATATTACCAGTCCATTCACCTGCATCTAATAGCTCTAATACATGACTACTTTTATGTTGTGCAGGGTCATCAGCTATTTCGCTTTCTGCATAATCAACCGTGAAATAATACTTTGCAGGAAACATCTTGCCATCTATCTTTGCAAGCCAAGGGCAGGGTGTAGCTCTATCTATAACATAAACAGAGTTATGGTGTGAAGAACAATCCCATGGTTGTGCATCATGCACTGCCATAGGTTCTGCCCATTCTTCAAATGGTGTGTCTGCAACCAAAGCGGTTATCGGCATTCTTGCCCACATAGCTCCACCGTGTGCTGTATCTTCAGGCTCACCGTCTGCTTCTATGCCAGTAAAGATTAAATGGAATCCTAAGCAACGATTTGGCATAGTAGTAACGCCTACAGCCATGGCGTGCAAAAACTCACCATGATATTGCTCATGGTTATGTGTGTACTCTCTTCTCACCCAACACTTAAAGTGTGGGATATTACTGTATAAATAAGACACTACTTACTTACTTTTCCGCCCTTCTTGTAACCTTTTGTGCTTATTTTTCCACCTTTTTTGTAGCCTTTAGATTTCATCGCACCGCCTTTTTTCATGCCCTTTGATTTCATCATGCCACCTTTTTTCATGCCTTTGGACTTAATCATTCCACCATTAGCATATCCTTTAGTTTTCTTAAACATTTTTGCTCCTAATTAAATATTTATTCTATCACTTTTTTCTTTTGACAATAGTTTTAACATTGGTTGGTTTGCCACCAACACCTTGTTTCTTTGATCTTTTTCTTGTGACTGCTGATTTGATTTGTGATTTGGTCATTGACCGTGCTTTTGATTTAGGTACACATTTAGGATATTTTCTTTTTGATCCTTTTGCAGATTTTCTTCCGCACTTCTTAAACCCACCACCTTTTTTTGGTGACCCAATATCTACCCACTCTTCTTTGAACCACTTCTTAAGTCCGCCTGATCGCTTAGTCATTAGCCACGCATCTTGGTTTTCTTTCTGCGATCATTCATAACCGCACCACAACCACGAGCTATAAAACTTTTAACACCTGCACCCTTTTTAACTGTGCCACCATTTGCCATAAAGCCCATCTCGTTGCGTACTTGTTTAGGTAACTTAGGTAACCCCTTGTTGCCTTTGGGTATTGGTTTAAGACTTTTTTCCATAATTCCACCTTGTGCTTTATATTGACCGCCCATTCTTTTGTATTCTTTGACCATCCAAGCGTTTGCATAAGCTGATGGATAAACATCAAACTTAGCCTTTGCTTTAGACTTAGCTTTACTATAAAGACTTGGATTTTTTACATTGTCAGGTACTGCCATTTAACATTTCCACCTTCGCCTTGCTTGGCGTATTCTTGAGTTAGGATCATTCCTAGTTTTTGCCGAACTGCGTTTAAGTTGTCCAAGCGATCTAGCACAATAAGACTTACGCCTTTTTGCTGCTTTGCTCCCCTTTTTAACTTTACCAGTTACGGCTGTTTTTAATTTAGAACCGGGGTTAGCTTTTCTGTAAGCCTTAACACCCTTTTTCGTCATGCCTGCACCCTTTTTAGTAGGGCGATAATTAGCTCCCTTACCTTTTGTGGTTTTGGGTATACTTTTAGCTTTTCTTTTCTTTTTTTCAGCCATTAGTCAGTATAAGGTCTATTTTGTATATATATAATGTCTAAGCCTGCTGAAACAGCAAGATTGGCATTACTTGAGCTTGCAATGGCTCTTACCTCTAAATCAGTTTTTTCTTCATATTTTAATGGATAAGTAAATTCTTGATTTATTACATATTGCGATAAAACAAATTTATCTTTTACATTAAATACACCACCTTCAGGTCTAGCAACAAAATGTGCTGTGCCAAACTTGTTTGCAACTTCAGTGTTTAACGAGATATCCAATTGATGCAAATAAGCTGTGTAACCTTTTGGCACAGTCCATAAAGCCATTAATGTTTGATTATCACCAACATCAATAACTCCATATTTATTAGCAGGTACGCCTGAGGTTACCGTGCCTGTGCCTGCATATATTTTGCCTGCATTTTGTCCACCACTCCCTGCGGTATCTACAATTATTCTAAAGACTCGCAAAAAAGAATTAGTCGTATTGACTGCTGTTTGACCATTAAGTGTAACTGTTTCACTTATTTCATCATAATCACCGTCTAAGCCTGAAATGGTTATGGTTCTTGCACCCGTTCCTGCCGAAGCATCATCTGTGCTTGCACTAGATATTTTTAAAACGGTTGCGGATGTTAAATAAGAATAAAGACCGCCCTCTGACCATATGCTTTCAAGAGAATCATCTATGTCTGCGTTAAAACCAAACTTGTACTGTGTTTCATGATAAGCAACTTGCCCTCTTGAAACTTGTAACTCAAAAGGTTCGGAAGTACCTACTCTTGATATAGAAGATACTTCCCTTGCCATGATTTAAGAGTGAAAAATAGTAACTCTATCAATATTACTTAATACAACATGTACACCATCTTCAAACAAAACACCTGAATCAGGTATGTTTAAAGTTTCTGTATCGTTAGCATTACAAGGTGCAATAAGCAAAGTTGAGCCTGTTACCGAGCCATCTCTAAATGTAACCGTTCCATCGGATGTGCCACCTGCGATTATGTAGCCTCTTAATCTTGATCTTCCTGAGATCAAAGAAGCACCGCCAGTTGCACTAGATGTTGTGGTAGATGTTTTTACATCTGAGCCTGTTATTCTCATAGACATACTAAGCTCCTAAAATTAAGCGTCAGCAAATGGTGTTACTATAGTTCCTGATCCTATTAACAATGAATTGTGAACAAGATAAGTAGCTGAATCAATAGCTGTTACTTGTACAACACTTCCAACAATACCACCTTTGGTTGTACCATTTAAAGTCATGACATCATTATCTGCTGCTGGAACAAAAGCTTTCTTTGTGCTGTCATCAATAGCTATAATTACTGCACCTTTAAACTTATCTGTGCCATCAGTTTTGATGTCAAGATCAGTCGCAAGTGTTTCAATATAGAAAAAGAATGAAGCACCAATGTTGTTAGCTTGGTTTGGGTCTGTAGGATCGCTTGGAGTTGCTGATGAGATAGAAGGCAAAGTAAATTTACCGTCTGCATCGTTACACAACAAGATTTTTCCTGCATGTGCATCTACTGTTAATGTAGTATCTGCGGTTAAAGAAACAGAGTTATTAACCCCTGCTGAAATAAATCCTGCCAATGATTTGACTGGACCTGAAAAAGTTGATTTAGCCATAATTTGCTCCTAACTAAATATGTTGCACCATCTTGGAGTAAGTCTGCCGAGTCAGTTGGGGCAACGAGTTACCTCGGTTTAGATAACTATACTCTTTATCAACCAAGGTCTCAAGATTTACTTGGTTAGTTTTTTTATGGCTTCTTCTAGGTGTTTGAAGGCTTCGTAAATGTGACCGTATATTTCTTTGTTTTCATCATTTTTAATTGAATCTTGTAAAAATACATGACCAACAGTTTCTAACATGCCTTTGGCTTTGATTAATAGTTCTAGGTAATATCTCATGACAAAATTTTAACACAAAAAAAGGGAGCCGAAGCTCCCTTTACGGTTCTGAAGAAACTTAAGCTCCTTGTGATCCGAAAACACCACGCCAGTTAGAGACACCGAATGAGTATCTTTCTCTAGCTCTGTATCTGATGTTGCCTGTTGAAAATTCAGGTTCCATTGTGGTTTCCATTCCAGTTCTTTGGAACATTTTTAAACCTTCACCATCAGCGTTCACAGATGTCATAATGAAATATGCATCAGGATCGTTTAGATAATGGTTTACTGAGAAACCGTTAGGTACAGATGACTGATTTCTAATTGAGTTGATGTCATTGTCAGCAGTTCCTACTCTACCCGGAGTATTTAATAGCCTATCAGCTACAAATGTGAGTTGAGGTGGAACAATTAACTTGTCAGGTCTTACTGCAATAGTAAGATTTCTGTCATCAACAAAAGTTGAAATGTCAATTATGTTGTCTTCTAAAGAAGTTTCGTTCAAGTCAGCCATTGTTGTTGCTCTGTTAGCAGCAGTACCACCACCCGCAAGCGGATGAGCAGTAGAAATCAATGTTTGACCATCACCAATAGTGTAATCAGTATCGAACGCATTGTTTAATACATTTGCACCTTTTACTTCTTTAGTGTGTTGCATGGATCGAGCTAAGGCTTTTGTATACCTTCTGCCTAATTGGTCATACAAGTTATCTTCGATTGCTTCTTCAGTTAATGCAAAAGCAAGAGCCACAGTTTCGTGTGTATATCTTGCAGTATAGCCTTCTGAAGCATTATCAAAGTTAACGCCTGCACCCTCTTCCTTGACAGGAGCAGCACCGAATCCAACAACCAATACTTCTTCTTCAAAGGCTCTTTCAGAGTCTTCTACAGAATACAGTTCTTCATACTCGTTGTTGTATTCGTCATATTCTAGCCCAAATAAAGCATTTAGACCCGGTTCTAGTTCTTTCGCAAGTTGCGATCTACTTATAGCCATTTGTCACCTACCTTATGCTAGACCTGCGGATTTTACGCCACAGATATGATTTTGAATTACGCATAATACATTAGTATTAGCACTACCTACATCTTCGTTGTCAGGGTCTTGAGAAATGTCAATAGCCTTCAAAGGAAGAGTTGTTGTTGTCGCACCTGTTGTGACATCTAGTTCTACTCCTGAAATACCTGTATAGGTGCTTCCTGAGTTAGTGTCAACAATATCAAAGTTACCAAACAGATCAGCCACTGGGAAAGTGTCGTCTGCCTGAACTTCAAATACTGTTTCAGGGTCGTCTACGATAAATGCAATTATATCTGAAGCATTAGTGCTTGCAGGATAGTAGTTGCTAAATATCTGCTCGGATGTTGTTGGGTCTGTGTACATACAGCCATTAAAAACTCCTACAACAGGAACGCTACTGCTAGCAGCAGCTCTTTCAACGGTTCCACCTGTGACTTGTTTCACGATGTCGCCTTGAAAGATTGAAGTTCCGTAGTTTGCAGCAATTCTATAACGGCTTTGTCCGCCTGAATAGGGTGAGCCACCCATCATTCTTACAGGTTTCAGACCAAATGAAGCGTCTTTATTCGCCATGTTAGTTACCTACCTTTTTTTTCCAAATGATACATTCGATTTTCTATCGGAAGAATACTTCACATACTTGTTATTGCCTTGAACTTCACTGAACATTGTATTATCAAGAGCTTGGTTCTGTTGAACATTTCTGTTCTTGTAATGCTCGTTCCGTTCTTTGACAGTTTCTGTTGGTATTTTAGCCAATATCAAACCACCTACGCTTATGACACCTGCATGTCTTCCATGTTCGATTGTAGGTAAAGGGAAATCAGGCATTTCGTCTTGTCGGACAAACTCCCATCCTTCTCTCATTCGGGCAGAAACATTGTTCCTGTCCTCTACTCCTACATACTCTGCCCTAATCCAACGGTATTGATAACCATCGGGTGCAGGTGGAGTCTCTAACATCCTTGCAGGTTGCCAAGGCTTTCTTCTAGCATTTTTATCGTGTTGCTCTTCGTCACGAGATGTACGGGTTACATTATCAATCGCATCTAAATCCATTATTTTGCTCCTTCTATTTTCATCATCTCTTTGCCTACACGCTTGAGCCACTCTTCGTTACTCATGCCATAAGGCTTTAAGTTGCTTTTAACAGAAGCATGGTTAGAATTAATCCTAATTCCGCTTCTCTTCCCTTGTGCTTTTTGACGGCTTCCAGTAGAAGCTGAAGCTACTCTCTGCACAGATGAGTTTGCTTCCTTGCTGTCGTTAGGTTCAACCATATCAGGGTAAACCTTCTTTAATCTGTTGTCTAACTCTTCGTAATACTCTTCACTAGAGCCATCGTAACCTTCAGCTTCGAGGTCCTCATGTATTCCCATGGCAGTGTAAGTTTTTACTCTGTCTTTTTGGAACCATGTGTTCTTCTCTGCCCAAGCTAACGCTTTAGAGTCAGGCTTAGGTTTATCATACACTGAAGTTTGATTGTTTGGAACACTTTGTTGTGTTGGTTGTTGCACAGGTTGTTCCGCTTGAAAGCTGTGTTGTTCTTGTTGCATTTTTGCCAATCTGACCCTTTCTTCTTCAAGGGACACTTTGTTCAATAATTCAACGCTTTTAAGCTCAAGCTCGGCATCATTAGTTTCTCTTGCTTTTTTGTACAAGTCTTCTGCTTGTTGCCTTTGGGACTTCACACGATTTTCATATTCATCGGTGTAGCTTTTATCCAAGGCTGATGCTTTGGTTTTCACTGTGTTGTATTCACTGGCTAGTGAATAATATTTGTTTTCCGCTTGTGAAGCTCTTTCTTCAGCCAAACGAATTCTTTCGTTTAACTTGTTTATTCTTTTGCTTACACCACGGGTGTATTTATCAAGTTCATCATCTCCGCCTGAGTCGGTTGATGCCTCTTGAGTCTCTTCAGGAATTTCTACAGATTCTGTAGCTTCCTGTTGATCGTCAAGTTGAACCTGAAGTTCTTCGTTTGTTTCTTCAATCATATGATCTCCTATGCTGAAACGATGTCATCAGGGTTAAGAATGGTAGCAATGACTTCATCATCATTAATAATTCTGACTTCGCTATCATCCGCCAATTTAAACCTAGAGCCTGCATATCTACCTATAAGCACCCACTGACCCTTTTCGCACCAAGGAGTTTTATCTCTAAACCTTCTTTCATCTTGGTAACATTCAGGACCCATGGCTACTACATAAGCAACTACAGTCGCTAAGGTTTCCTTTTCTATGGTTTCCTTTGTCAGTAAGATGCCACCTTCGGTAACACCTTTACCTCTATAAGGTAAAACCAAAATACGCCAACCAGTTGGTTGAGGCATTCTTTCGACAACACTTTTGTCAATCAATGATGGGTCTAAAACCCTTTCATCTTCTTTTACAAAAGCCTCATCTAAACTTATTGTATCCTCTTCTTTCTCTACTTTAACTTCTTTAGTCATCGACAATATCTCCTTCGTCATGTAAGTGTTCTTTTATCTTATCATGAATATAGGATATTGCTGAGATTTCTCCCATTAAAAATTGATAATTATCCATGTCTTTAATTCCACCTGACATGACAATATCTTGTACTTGCTCCTCTCTACTTTTTAAATCTTTTCTCAGAGCATGAATAAAATCATACTTGTCCATAGATTAATACACTCCACTGAAATTATTGCCTCTCAAAGCAGCTCCTTTTCCTCTGCTTTTGCCTTTACCACTGCCCGGTTTGAATGGTTCAACCTTGACCTTTTTTGGCTGAGACAATGGAATGCTTCCTTGACCTTTTATTTTTAGGCTAGTTTTTGCTTTCATTGTTTACTCCTGTTAATAAATTAATTATACCTGTTTACTTTTTAGTAACAGGCTTTTTCTTCGCAACTGTTTTTTTCTTCGCAACTGTTTTTTTCTTCGCAGGAGCTTTTTTAGCTTTTGGCTTAGGTGCTTCTTCTATAGCCACCTCTACTTCAGGTTCCATAACCTCAATGCTTTTTAACATGGCTTCTGCATTTTGCTCTTTAGCCTTTTGAAGCATTTTCTTTTCTTTTATCTGCTCTTGAATTTTTTTATTGATTGAACTTGTCATTTATTCATCCTCGCTTGTAAGTCGATTAATTTTAACTCAGCCTGTTGTCTAAGTCTTTCTTTTGCAATGTCATTTTTTTCTGATGCAACCATTGCTTGTTGGTCTGCTTTTTGTTGTTGTAATTGCAACTCAGCAGATTTTTCCATGGCATCTTGTTGCTCTTTAGAAGCAAACTGTTGGTTTTTCAAGTCAATCTCTTTATCACGCAAGCCAAGTTCTTGTTGTCTAATAGCGACCAATGGGTCTTGCTGTGGTGGTGGTTGAATTGAAGCTAAGAACTCACTTGAAAGTTGTGCCAAGATTGGCGAACTCATGCTTTCAATAATGCCTTGCACTTGTTGTTGTACCATCATTTGTGATTGTGGATCAAGTGTTTGTGCCTGTTGCATCATTTGTTGTATTTGTTGTTGTGCTTCAGGTGGCATTTGTTGTTCTGCTATTTGGTTAGCTAAGAATTGTAAATGTTGCATGACATGAGCAATAATCATAGATTGCAACTGTGGGTTCATTTGCACGCCTTGTGTCAAAAACAAACTCTTGTGTGCTTCTATGTGTGCTTCATGATTTTGTTCTGCAAAAGCATTAGCAGGAATACCCTGCAATAAACCACTGTTTTCTATACCTGCATCTACAGGTTTAGGTGTCATATCTTGTGGTGGCAATAACAAAGCTTCTATGTTATCCACACCAAGTGCAGAATACATTCTGTAATAAGCCTCATATATACCCTGTGGTCCATGTATTTCAGGATTCGATTGCACCATAGTTAATAGTTCTTGTGCCATGACTATTCTTTGACTCATGGAGAATATGTTTGGATCAGATACAGGTATGACATCTACCTTCTTGCTAAAGTCTTCTAATTTTATTTCTTTTGAGCCACTACCTGTTTCATATGGATAGACTGGTGGCAAGAATTCACCAAAGACTCTAGCCAAAATTTTAAATTCTGTTCTTTGTGAGTAATGCAATCTTTTGTGAATTGCACTCATGACTTTTGTACCCTTTTCTAATAAAGCTACAGTTGTACCAACAGGCATAGCTGCATTACTATCACCAATATTCATATCGGCAATAGATGCAAATCTTTTACCACTGTCAACCAATAATCCAAGCAAGCTAAATAAAACTCCACTTGGTTCTTTATAAGGCAATGGCATCAATGCATCACGCAAAGCACCACCCGGTGCGTCTATATCTCTAAATTCACCCGGTTGTAAAGGAGATGCTTCATCTCTAATTCTTATGCCTCTAGCTTTAAAACCTGCTGGTAAATTAGATAATGTACCTGCGTCTATAAGCTGTCTTAAAATAGATGTCGTGGCTTTAGATAAACCACCAATCATGTGTGATAGACCTAAACCATAAAAACCTAAGCCCGGTAAGAACTTGTATTGTACAAAGTAATTAATTTTATTTTTAATTGGGTCATTTGGCTCATAGTTTCTTCTGACAGATAAAACTTTTTGTGAAGACTCGTCAATGGTAATTATATAAGGGAGCTTTAATCCTGTTGGCTCACCATTTTCGTCTAAGTCTTCAAAGCCTTCTATTTCTGCAACTGTATGTATTTCATACAACCGTCTTTGTTCATCGTTGTTATACTCAGGCTCAACACCTTGTATCTTATCTATTTCCTCTGTAACCGTGTCTCTTGTTTCTACCTCGCTTCCTAATAAATCTATATCTGCATAAAAACCTGAAAGCTGTAATTTTCTTACTTCATTGTTGCTCATAGAAACAATGTGAGTCACTCGTTCTGCACTCAACAAATCGGTTGCTTCGTATGGAACTAACAAATCTTCAGAAGGTACAAACTTTGATACAGGTCTTCTAATGGATGCATCGTAATAAACTTTTTTAAATGCACTACCTGATAACGGTAGATAAAATAACAATTGATCCAACTCAGGATCATATTCAGGCATTTCGTTCATGATGTAATAATTCATAAACTCAGCAACTCTTTCTGCTTGCATTTCTGTGTTGGCATCTCTTTGCCCAACTATCTGTGTTTTGACAGGTCCTTGTGCAGGCAAGAGTTCTTTGTAAGCTTGTGCTTGAAACTGAGTTACAGATTCAGCCAAGATAGGATGAATAACGCCACTAGAACCTTCAAAAGGTTGGCTTCTTTGTTCATCAAATCTCATACCAAGATACTTAAGACCATCTGTGTAAGTCTTCATCCACTCTTTACGAGATTCTTTGTCGTTTTCTACATCGTTGATTAGTTTTTTGGATATAGAGCCTAAAACATAATCATCCAAATATTCGGCTAAGTTAGCGTCAAATGGCATTTCTTGTTCTACTTCTTCTTCGGCTTCATCAATAATAATTTCATTATCATTTATGGTAACCTCTAAAGAGTCCATAAGCTGTTCTTCAAACGAAGGTGCTTCTGCTTCTATATCAACAGCTTTGCCCTGATCAACAATGTCAGGATTGTCTTCTGTGCCTAATTTTCTTTCTATTGCCATAGTGATTTATTATATATTAAAAATTAATGTAAGACCCTTTTCTCGTCTTCTTTGAATTGTACTAAGTCTGTTAACTCTCCTTGTACTATGTATCCATCTATTTCTGCTATGGCTTGAGCTACCTCAAAGTCTTCAGCGTGTATGTTAGGACCACAATATTCCTGACCGTCATGAATGAATTTTGTAACAAATATTTTCATTAGTAATAACTTAGCTTTCTTCTATCAAATGATACCTCATCTTCATAGTCTGTGCCTAGCTCAATTAAGCCTCCTTGTCTAATTCTCATTAACGCCATGGTAGCGGAGTCAGCAAAGTCATCGTTTTCTCCATAAGGAAAAGAAGCCATTTCTTCAATAACTTCTTCAGCAAACGCATCTTCTGTTGCCCAAACCATGCCACTTTCAAACATGGGTGAAACAGAGTTCATTCTTGCTATTTTGTCTTGCCCTCTACTTGGTGAGTAAGATTGTACGGGTATGCCTATCTTTCTAAGTTCTTGTGTTAAAGGCGTACCACTGGCTTTTGCTTCAATCAAAACAATATCAGGTTCCCAATATTTATATTCTTCTAAAGCTATTTTTTTCAACTCAGGAAAATCTACTCTATGTCTTGTTGCGTCCAACAATATGACAGAAGCTTCATCGCCTTCTTCAGGATAAAATATGCCCCATGTCGTTATAGCCGAGTAGTCAGCCGTTTCTTTTGCACTAAATGCGGTGTCATAGCTTTGTATAATACACTCACACGAAGGAATCTCTTCACTCTCCCAAGTTTTCCACCATTCCCTTTTAATAATTGATCCACTTTCTGCTGTTGGATTTTGCATCCACTGAGCATTCCATTTGGATACTGGTAAAGATGCTTTGACACCCAAGAGTTCTTCTTTCTTCCAAAACTCTGCCCACAAAGGCTCATCAGACTCAGGCATAATTGCAGGAAACTCAACAAGCTCCCATTGGTCAGCGTGTGCTTCTGACTGTCTTTTAAGCAATCGACCTGCTAAGTCTTTGGTTGACCATCGTGTCATTACTAAGATGATAGTACCGCCCGGCTGTAACCTTTGGCGTGGTCCTGATGTGTACCACTCCCAAGCTCCATCCATTGCAGTTGGTGACATGGCATCTTGCTCAGAATGTGGATCGTCAATGATTAATAAATCTGCACCACGACCTGTAATAGCACCACCAACTCCTGAGTAGAAAGCTTCACCGCCATCATTGGTTGTCCACCGACCTGCTGACTTGTTATCACCTGATAAACTAATATTAGGAAAAACGGTTTGATAATCTTCTGAGTCAATAATGTTTCTTACTCTACGACCAAACCTTACAGCTAGTTCTGCGGTGTGAGTTGCTTGAATAATTTTAAGTGATGGATTTAGTCCCATCATCCATGCAGGAAAGAATGTCGATGCAAACTCTGATTTGGAATGTCTTGGTGGTAAGCACACGATAAGTCTTTTTAGCTTGCCTTGTGCTATGCGATTAAATTTGTCTGCAAGTATCTTGTGGTGTCTGCCCATAATAAAGCCTTGCCACATCATTTGTACAAACTCTAAAAAATCATCTCTGCATTTGGTTCTCGCTTTGATGTTTTTCCATTTATCAATCAAAGCCAAGGCTTCTATCTGCTCATCCTTAGATAGAATTTCAAAAGATTTTATTTTGTCTAAATCAAGCATAAGGTGGGAAGTTGGAAAACATCTTTCTTAGGGGGGAGTAATACCAACTTCCCTAGACATGTAATTATGAGAGAGAGGAGATATTGAATAATACCCACAAGAAACATGTCATTCCTCATTTTCACACAGATAATCTTGTTTTAATAGTCCTAGAATGGCATATCCTGCTGTATCGATCCAACTGTCTAAATGTTGAGGATTTTGTGATATGCGAATTAATTTCATGCAAAGCATAATATTACAAGCATCGCTACCTGTTATCGGCTCTGCTATCTTGTTGCCCAATATGGCATTGATCATGTTTGCTAGGTTGTCAAAAAAATCATCAGAGCTACCGTAGTCATCATCTCTGTCTTCAAGAGTTTGCTGTAATTTAATTAATGCAGTCTCTAAGACAAAGGTATTACTTTTAAGTTTACTCATAACGATCTCCTGTATTAAGTGTTGATTCTAACTTATTTTATTACAAATCTAAAGGTGTTAATTTTGGACTTTTGTTTGCTTGATCTAAACATGCTTGCAAAGATTCTTTAGTATCTATTTCTAAAAGCCTTTCTTCTGTTTTTGCAAACTCTGTTAAATTTTTTTCTTTATTAAATGGCATAAAAATTACTTTATCTAAAGGTAGGGCTACCAAACAAAATAAATCTATTTGACCGTTACCGTACCTTTCATCAGAATCTTGTCTTTCTTTTTTTGCCGTTCTTCTGCCACTGCGTAACTCCCAACGATAATAATCTTTGCCTCTTCTTAAATAGGTGGAGTTAGTGGTTTTTACTTGTACTCTGTATAGCTTATTTTGATGATCCAAAATTAAATCGCTTCTATGAGCTTGAGGTGCAAGAATTACAGAGTCGCAAAATCTCAGCAAGTAAGATGCTGCCAAATATTCACCTGCTAACGCTATGCGTGTAGTGGCATGTGGCAAATTGTCTCCTAGATTTTACCCCACTCCTTGCCTTCAAAAAGTAGAGATTCAGCGTTTCGCCTTCGGGTCAATCCCTCTAGCACCTTACCCCCTGCTTTGTTCCACCTACATATTTGTGCAGGCACCTCCTCGTAGTGACCTCTATTTAAAACCTTTAACATGGTTGACTTGTTGAGATTGGATGGACCTAAGTTGTAAGTCCATGAAACCAAAGCATCGAATTGATTTTGATGCAATGGTACTTCTACAGCATCTTCTACATATTTGCAGTATTCCATAAGCTCATGTAACAACATAGATTCAGCTTCTTCTTCTGATATTTTTTGTCCTTCTTGTACATTTTTGGTGTGACCGTAGCCAATTGTCCAAACACCTACAGCATCTTGATAAGCCTCTAGCTCACAACCCTCAAACTTTTTAATCAGGCAAATGCCTTCTTTAGAAATTTGCATTAATTTAGGGGAAAGATTATTGATATTAATGCTATTAGCAAGGTTCCTAAAAATCCGAAACATCCAAACACCGCCATTTTTAAAGTTTTGTTTAAATCTGAAACTTCTGTTTTTATTTCTTCTGTTTCTCGAAATATTGTCTTCCATCTTTCGGCACATTGTGCCTCATGTGATTTTAAATCCGATGAAACAGATTGTACTGTTGGCTTATTAGTCATCTTTTTTCTCAGGCGTGTTTGAAGCCCCAAAGTAAAACGATATAACTGCTGATGCCAACCCACCTAGATATCCTAACACTAAATTGATTAAAGCTTCAGAATTTTGTTCGGGTGGCTGTAAAGTAACCAAAAATATATAGCCAAGAAATCCACCGACCACAGCAGTACCCATAATTCTTGCAGTCCAATCTTTGCTAAATTTTCCTCTAGCATCTTTTTTATCATCCGCTTCTAGCTTAAAAATATCTACATCAAGCTCTTTCATTTGTACTTCAAAGTTTTGTTCTGCTTTTTTGAGTTCAAGCATTTGTTCAGGCGTTGCTGATTGAATGGCTTGATTGATTGCTTTTGGCTCAGGAGAACAACCAAGAACTTGTGCCACAACAGAAGCTGCCTGTCCGCCCAATGGTCCACCCAAAGCAGAGCCTAGTGTTGGTGCTATGGCTCCTACTACATTTTTAATTAAATTAAATTTCATTTTTTACCCTATGAACTTTGTTTAATGGTTATAACTGAATCTCCGCCACCATTAATTTTTATAGTATTAGAAACACCGTTTTGTATAAAAATAACAGTATATCCTTGACTAGAGTTTAAATCTACTTGTACTGACTGTTCAACCTTTCTTCTTAAACTTATTAAATCTCCAGTAACCAAAGTGACTATTTGAGTTTCTGTATCTTGACCAACTTTAGTGCCAATAATTCTTGTTATTGTTTGATCTTGTTTAAGATCGTCTTCTTGTAGTTTATCTAATTCGTTTACTATTTTTAACATATCTTCAAAAAAATTAACATCTAAAAAGTTAATATCTAGCTCTGTAAATTCTAAATCATCTTCTGCTAAGTAATCTTGTTCTAACTCGTCAAACTCTAAAAAATCTACATCCAGTACATTGCTACTTTGATCTGTAACCTCTTCATTTGCGGTTTTATTTTCTTGTGGATTGGTAACAATTAACATGTTATCAATAAGGTCAAGAGTTAAATCTAAAATGACTGGCTTGCTTGGAGGAGATTCAAAAACCGTGGTAACGGTAGATTGATAGGGTTTATTTAAGATTACAGTACCCATAGCGGTCATGACCTCTATTTCACCGCTTGCTGTACCATCTTTATTGGGCAACAGAATTATTAATGACTCACCAATCTCATTGGTTGTGATAGTAAAATCTGTGCCTCTGATGCCTACAGTTGCACTGTTAGTTCTAATTGTTATGTTTTTTTTAGCAACCTTGTTTAATTTACCAGTAACAAACCTAGCAGTGCCTTTGGCAAAATTAAGTGCCATTTTAGATTTGTTTGGGTCAGGGTCAAAAACAAACTCATCAATTAATACTTGTGAGTGTTCAGTAAGGCGTATAAGAGTGTCATCAAGAAAAGTAACAGCCATGCGACCATTAGAGGTCTCAAGGGTGTCGTATGATCTTATGTCATCATTTAATTCTGCTGTTTCTGTTTTGTCTCGTACAATACGGGCAACACCGTTTAGTTCTGATATTTCTCCTACATCAACATGAGGTGCTTGTTCCGCCATCGTTTTGAATGACGCAAACAGTACCACTGTTACCGTTAGAAATAATGCGGAGCCAGTCACTTGCTAATTCACTTTGTTGATCAATGTTAAATGTTCTTGAGTTGCCGTCATGCTCAAGTTTAAAATATCCTCCACTCTTACCATCAGCATCAAAATTAACTGTATTGCTATCTCCATCGACATCAACATAGTTGGTTGCCAAATCATAATCTATATCAAAATCAAAAGTATTGCTATCTCCTTGCACTATCCAGTCTAAATCTAAAGTGCTAGCAAGATCATTGGTTGCAACATCTAAGGTAAAAGTATTGCTACCTCCTGTTACATCTACATTAAAGTTACCACTATTTGCACCATAAGTATTTGTGGGGTCGACTTGTATATTAAAGGTATTGCTATCGCCATCAAATTCAAAAAAACCTGTAAAAGTGCTTGCGGTTATATCTCCAAGAAATTTGTTACTATCACCTATTTGATTGATGTCCAAAGTCATTGTTCCGCCATCAAGATCAAGTGCAGTCATGGAACCTGCTGAAGCTGTAGCACCCCCTATAATATTAGATGAGCCAAGTTGTTCTATATCAAGGTTGAAGGTAGCTCCGACCTGATCCACATACACCTCGTTGTCTGCATACACAGAACCTATTAAAAACAATGCTAATAATTTTTTCATTTTATGTTCCAATAATTTAATACAACTCCTTGCTTTATGGTTTCCAAAACTGCGGTTTCTATTGCGTTTTGTAAGGCAATATTTATAGATTCGTTTTCGGTGATGCCGTTTTCTATTTCAATTAACTCTGTGTTATCAGAGATAAATCGAAAGGCATCTTGATTTAGCGAAACGCTAAGTATGGTTTTGGTAACCAATACTTCTGTTAAAACTTTGCCCGTACTAACAGAAACAGTTCTTAGTGAAACCGTTACTGTATCTTGTCGGTACTCTTTTGTGGTGCCAATACCTAAATATCTTGCACCAAGACCACCTGACTTTAGATTACTTTCATATCCTATCACACCACCCTCCATAAGCAATCCTGCGAAGGCTAAAGGTAACAAATCTTTTTTTTCATCAAAGTCTTTTCTTGTTGATCTAATAAGCTGTCTTTCTTTGGTTAAATTATCTAAACCAACTCTTTCTACCACATCAAAAAAATTACCTTTACCTGCGTGTTTTAAAGCTCTAATTAAATATGCATAAGGTGCTTGGGTTACTGCTGTGCTAAAGGTTGCAAACGAACTGTTGCTTCTTCGTTGTCCTGTATGATCAATAAAGCTTGTGGGGTAAACGGCAACAATAAGTTTTACAAAAGGCACCCCTGTATTAGCCAAGTCTTGATTTATTAGTTGCCCAACCTCTGATTGTTTGACGCTAGTAAAGGGTATGGCGTAATTGTCTAGGGTGCTACAGCTAGAAAGAAAAATCCCCAATAGGCAAAGTAATTTCTGTCGTGTTTCCATCTGCATCTGTTATGTTTAAAGTTATGTATTCACCATCGGTTGAATACTCTATTGTATTACCTTCTAGTTCAAGTGTGCCTGAAGTATTAGCAGTTTCGCCAAATAAATTATCCACAAGTTGTCTACTAAGCTGTGCATAAATTCTGCTTTCTAAATTTCTTATAAATCTAGCTAGTGTTGTATTGTTGGCTTCTCTTTCTAGGTCCTCCTGATAAGCTTTTATTTCAGCTTTAATGGCTTCTTTTCTGCTTGTTTCTTGATTCTCTATTGTTAAATAATGAGCAGAAGTGCCTATACCTGAAAAGCTTGGGCTTTTAAATTTATGCACCATCTCATCACCATGAGCAAACATAGAAATAATAATCGTTATTATCAATCCAATAATTCCAAATATAAACATCCAATCAGTCTTTTCTTTGATCATCTCTATCTGCTTTTGCTAATTTGTCTATGTCTATTAGATTAGGTACACCTAGTAAAGTTTTCAATAAAACATCCTGTCTAATGCTTTGATTGTCTAAGGCTCTAACCCTATCAATTAAAGCTACAATAATTCCATACTGGCTATCTAATTTGGTAGACACTCTTTCTTCCATTGTATCCAAACTTGTTTGTACTTTGTCATCTAGGGTTTCAAGCTTGGTTTCCATGCCATCAATAATTCTATTAATAAGTTTCCATATAAAAAAACCCAAACCTAAAGCGGATGCTATTGGAAATCCTACCTCGTTAATTATTTGAGTAAATTCATTCATGTTGCCAATATAACATATTAATTTATTTATCTATAAGTGTTGACTTTAACACTTTATTAGTGTAAGATTAACTATAGGTAAAGAAGTGGTTCTTTATCATAAAACTTCATATAGGAGAATCAATATGAAAACTACACTACAAAAGTGTTACGAAAAAATGGCTATGATCAAACACAATTCTGATCAACTAAGGTTGATGGCAGGAAAGTTTGATAGTGGCGAGCCTGCTGTAATCTTGGTTATAGATAAAGATGGCGGTGGGACCAATGTTACGCCTGTAGCGATTATGCTTGACCAAGGTAAGATTGATACCTTAAATCCTGACTGGGAATATTCCAAAAAGATTTACAAGGTGATTGAAGATGCAACTCGCATTGACAAGAGAACCAAGGTCGGTGACTTTGCAGGTCAGTTCATTATGATTGATGAGTTGTTTGACAAGGCTGACTTCTAGTTACAAGTCGCTTTTGATAAGCCCCTCTTTATGAGGGGTTTTTTATTTCTTGGTACACGCCAAGCTCAAGAAGTTTTTGTTTATTGATCTCATGCTCTGCCTCAACATCATTCTTGCTTTGACCAAAATATCGAACAGCCAAGTGTTTTCTTACTAGCTCTTCGTTGATGTTAATTGAGTCTACAAGTATCTCGCCCAAGACACGACCATATTTACCTTTGGAATCTTTAAGCTTGGTTCTGACAATAACTTCTTTGCCGTTGGCTATTGCTTCTTCAACAAAAGCTTTGGCTAATTTGCCTCTAGCTTTTTCGTCTTTGTTTCTTGTCCGACACTCAGGCGTGTCAATCCCATATAGGCGTACACGACACTTGTGATAGATATCAAAACCAAGAGAAATATTAAGGTCAGAAGTATCTCCGTCAACCACCTTAATGACTTCGCAAGCATACTCGTACATTATTTTTTCTTACGAGGTCGACCTCTTTTTTTTGGAACTTGAGTGTAAGCCTCGTTTATGTCAGGAGTGGTGGGATCGTCAGCAACATACTGACCTTTTTTATTCCTAGCTCTAACAGTTTCCATATCCTCTTTAAGAGGGTTTGGCAATTCAGCAGAACTAAGAGGCGTAAAAAAATGTAATACTTTTTTCCACCAAGACATGTTACTTCTTAAATTTAGAAACTATTCTTTTAACATTTGAAACCATGGCGTTCCAATTGTCAGGTGCAAAGCGTTTTTGTGCTAAACAAGCAATTAAAAAAAGAATTGCTAATGGAATTACTAATTCCATTATTTAGACTCCTCAGGTTTGTTTTGAAGTTCGTCAGTTTGCTCGTCAATATTTTCAACAACTGTATCAATTACGCCTTCGTAAGTTTCAGCTACTGTATTAACAACGCCACTAACATCTTTTAATGCTGCTCCTGAAATATTTCCAGCAGTTTTAACGGTTGTATCAACTGTGGTCATGGCAATATCTTTACCACCTTCAATCACTGAATTAACAGTTGCACATGAAGTTGCAAATAAGCCTATTAAAATTAAATATATATTTTTCATTTTACTTTTCCTCGGTTTGTGCTTCTTCAGGTTCTTCTTTAAAAGACTCCTTAAAAGTATTTTCAAACACACTTAAAGATGCGTTTATTTGGTCAAGCTCAAAATTGATTCGACCTTGTTTATTTTTTAAATCAACCATCTGATTATACAGATATTTTTGTTGATTGCTAAAGTCTTTTACTTCTAGCTCTTGTCCGTCTAGCGTTACTGTTGCTTCTTCAGTCATTATCTTCTCCTCTCTTTAAGATTAAATTAAGAAACTAGTTCCATAGTTACAGATGTAGGTGTGATTTGCCCTGCAATGTTTGCATCAAGACCATCTTTTAAAGATTGCACCTTTTCTTCACCCATCGCACTTTCGACCCAACCTTGCACCTCTGCTGAAGTTACGCTATCAAAGTCTATAAAGCCTGATAGGTCTGAGGTGTCTAAGTTTTGAGTACCATAAACAGATGCTGTGTAGGGATTGCCCTCTGCATCTACTTGAGTATCAGTAGCGTTCAAACGCCAGTGTACATTGTAAATTACATCGGTATGTCCGCCTTCAGTAGGGTGAACATCTACAGTGTTTACATCCCATTCATATGATATTGCCATTTTTATTTTCCTCTTGGTTTGTTAGCTTTCCAAAGCTGTTATACGAGCCTCTAATGACTCTATTATTGTTTGTTGTTCTTGTAATGCCTTGGTTAAAAGTGGCACAAGTTTGCTTTGGTCTATGCTTTGATACTTAGCATCACCATTCGCATCTACTTCATCCTTAACACCAATAATAGCTTCAGGCACTATGTCTTGTACTTCGTGAGCCAAAAAACCATCTACTGTTGTGTTTGTACTGTCTGCAATAAAATTAAATCGTGAAGGTTTGAGTTGTTTTAGTCTTGTGGTTGCATCCCAGTCCGTTACTACATTCTCTTTTAGCCTGTAGTCTGATGCACTTGCCCAAACCATTGAACTGCCAGTTGTATAAACCTGCCCTACAAAAGTGCCATTAGCAAAATAATAATGAAAAACATTACTACCTGTGCCTGTAACATTCATCCCCATACCATAACCGCCTGGGGGAAAGTGCATATATGAAGCGTATCCACCTGAAGCAGCAGTAACAGCTAATCTGGCGTTTGGGGAAGAATTGTTTACGCCTATATTACCTTCTCCCGTAATTCTCATTAGCTCACTAGCGTTATTAATTCCACCTGCGAATATTATGTCTCTATAAACAGAAGTATGAACTCTTGCTTGTATAATTAAATGACCAGCTTCTGAACTAAAATCACCTGAACCTGCTGCTGAGACAAATATTTTTCCTGCTGCACCTGCATCTTCTGAAGCATCAACGTAAGTATCTCTTGAACTATTAATTTTGACTAAACCTGCTACATTTAACTTTGAATATGAAGAAGGACTAGTCGTACCAATTCCAACATTTCCAGAGCTATTCCAAGTTAATACTTCAGTACCTACAGTTCCTATTGAACCTCCGTAACCTAACGACCAGCTAGTTCCTGTGTTGCTGATTTGTCCAAAATTACCTCCTGAAGATGCACTAGTGGTTAGGATGACTTGAGAAGCTCCACCACTACCCCCACCATCTACATAAATATTACCTCCACGAACATCTAAAAGTGAAGCAGGACTACTCGTACCAATTCCAACTGACCCAGCACTTGTAATCCTCAAGCGTTCTGTGCCACTTGTGAGGAATTTTAAATTTCCTGCAACATTATTATTAATATTTAAATCTGTAGAAGTTGAATAGATAAATTGTTTTGCTGATTCTCCTGTTTGAAAAGAAATTTGTCCCCCAGTAGAGCCATTTAGACTTAAGGTGCTGTACCCACCAGAGCTTGTTAAAGCTGTAGTGCCGATACCCACATTTTTATCATTAATCCTTAAGCGTTCTGTTGCATTTTCAACAAAAGCCAAACCTGCTGGCTCATCTGTACCTGCTGCTCTTATTGTTTTTATTTGATAAGCAGTAGATGCACCAGTATGAGTTAATGCTATTTGATTATTAAGTGAACCAGCAGCACCTGCTGCTTTGTTGAGAGTTAATGGGTTGCTAAAAGTTGTTGTAGTTCCAATCGCAACATTCTCAGAACTATCGATAGTTATGGCTGTGGCATCAGCATTGTCGTCAATACCAGTTGATGTGAAACCTGTCAGCGTACCAACGCTTGTAATATTAGGTTGAGCTGCAGTTGTTAGAGTTCCCGCTATGTTTGTAGCAGTTAAATCACCAACATTTAAGTTAGCAAAAGCATCAAAAAATGCTGCTCCGCTTCCTGCTCCATCTGAGTAAACGACCTTAGTATCTCCAGCAGGAATGGTGATGTTTGCACCTGAGCCTTGAGAAATAATAATATTTTGAGAGCCACTTGTAGCATTTTCAATAAACCAAAGTTTAGAAACTGTATTAGGACCAATCGTAATAGTACAAGCCGAATCTAAAGTACCAGTATATTTTAGGTATATTGATCTGCCGGGATCGGTTGATCCGTCAGCTATTGTTGTTGTATGAGTATCAGCGTTAGTTGTAATGGCTTCGGTACCATAACTAAACGCTTCTGCTATTAATTCTAAATTGGTATTGGTAGAAGTACCCCAAGTTCCGCTTTCGTCACCTGTGGCGATTTCCTTGAGTCTTAAATCATTTACATAAGTTGCCATATATATTTCCTACGTTAAGCTGCTATTTCATCCCAGTTAGGGGTTTGGCTATCGTCAATAATAGCATAATTTGGTGTCTGATCATCATCGATGATAGCATAATTTGGATTTTGTGCATCAGGAATTAACGACCAAATCATTACAGAGCCAACTTCTCCTGTTGCACTGACTCCAGTAAGCGTAAAGTTTGCTTTTGCAATGACGGTTGGTGTGCCAACTTGTCCTGTGGCTGATTGTCCTGTTACATTAATATTTATTGATAATAAAATGGTCACAGAACCCAAAGCAGAGGTTCCTGCTAGACCTGATACTGATATGTTGTTGTTGGTAACAAGGCTTATGGTTCCCAAAGAACTTGTTAATCCAAAACCAGTAAGGGGTATGTTTGCCTCAGCATCGGTTGTAATAGTGCCTAACGCACTTGTCAGACCAAATCCTGATACAGAAACATTGGCTTCAGCATCCACCGTTGGTGTGCCTAACGCACTGGTGGCTACTTGACTTGCAGGGGTGACATTGGCTTCACCTGTTACCGAGGTTAGTGTTCCTAAAGCACTTGTTAAAGCAAATCCAGTTAAGGCAATATTTGCTTCAGCGTCTACTGTTGGGGTTCCAAGAGCAGAAGTGCTTTCTTGTCCTGTGGGGGTAACATTCGCCTCAGCCTGAATTTGAACAGAAACGGTGCCAACGGATGAAACTAAACTTGGTAAAGTTGCTACTGCTTGAGCATTAACACCTACGCCACTAACTTCACCTGTGGCGGATAGACCTGTAACTGAAATGTTATTATTGGTAACAAGAGTTATGGTGCCTAAAGCTGAGGTTCCAACAAAACCATTAACTGAAATATTGGCTTCACCTGTAACTGAGGTGAGCGTTCCAAGTGCGGATGTGGCTTCAAGACCTGTAAGGGTGGTGCTAGCTGAAGTTCCGCCCCATATGTCAGTTCCCCAACCTTCTCTACCCCAACCTGTAGCCACTATTATCTACCGTTTAGCTTAAACTTAAGATCGTAAATAGCTTTGTCTATTCCGCCTCCGCTTGCCCTCATTTCAGGCATAAAACCACCTTGAAAAGGTAGCTGTGGTCTGCCGACAGATTGCATTTGTGGTTGTTGGATTTGACTCATGACATTTCTTGCTGAGTCTCCCATAAAATTATTTGGCATCGGTGGCAAATCTTTAATTGCTTGCAACTGATCTTGATAACTTACTGGCTCAGGAAAAGTCATGTTGGCTTCTTCCATTTTTTGCCTTATTTGCTCCATGTCAGGAATTTGCGGTATGTTCATTTTTGGTAACTTAGCCAAATAATCAATGCTCGCTTGTATGTCTTGTGATGGTGCTTGTGTTTGAAAAGGTACAGGTTCTTGTGGCAATTTTTGTGGCTCGCCAACCATTCTGTTTTGTATTTCAGGTGGTGCTTGCAATGGTTGGTCCATTGCCGTTGAAGTCGGTGCAGGTGTAGGTGCAGGAGTCGGAGCCATAACTGGAGCTAGTGCTTCTTCAACAACAGGTGTTTGCAAAGCATCAATCTGTGCTTTCAAAGATGCAATCTCATCCATTAAAGATTGATATCTATCATCAACTTGTGGAGTCGGTTGTGATCTTGGTGCCATTGGCATGGCTTCCATTTCGCCTAAGCTTCTAGTCTGAGGCATCATTCTTGGTTGCATCATAACTGGTGCTTGTGCCTGTGGTTCTTCACCACGAATGCGTGCTTCCATTGAAGAATAGTCATCAGGATCGATGCCTAGGTATGTTTTTAAATAATCTACTGCCATTACATTTCTCGTGTGTTGCCTTGGATGGGTTTGTCCATGGATTTAACCTTATTAACTATACCACCTTTGTACATGACATTCACGCCTTCGGTCAAGATAGCTTTTCGCATTTCGGGGGTGATGTCGATGGTGGCTGCTTCGTGTGTAAGAGGCTCTTCAAAGTCACGCCCATAAATATTTCCTGTTTTAGCCTCTTCTAGTATACGCTTTTCTTCTGCTTTAAAATCACTATAAAGTTGTTCAGCATCAATGCCATCTTCATCAGAATACAAAACTCTTTTTAGCTGAGGCTTGGCGTTTTTGTTATATTTTTGTGCAAATTTTTTAGCTGTGTCGGGTATAATTCTTGCATACATGTCTAAAGGTTTTTTGCCTGAACCCATTGGACTCTCAACTTGATAAACCTGTGAATCTTTGGTGGATTCAGGAATATTGCCTTTTTCAACATCTTTTTTTATTTGTTCTTTAAGTGTTTTGCTTAATGAAAAAAAGCTTCTATCACCCTCAGCAATGTCTCCCTCTAAAATATCCTCAATAGACTCAAACTTTAAAGTTGCAAAGTCGTCTTTTGTTTCGCCCTTTTCAAGCATAAACTTATTTACATCTTCTTTATAACCAGTGCCTTTTTGTTTGACAATATATCTGCCTGCATCCTCTACATTGGGCAATGCGTGATCATAAAAACTACGCATAATAGAAGAAATAGCTCTTCTTGTGTTTTGGTTTGTTTTTTGTATTACTGAGTCGGGCAAGACAACATTTTCTGCAAATTGATCAAGAGTCAAAATTTCATTTACAGGCATACCTTGTGCATCCTCTATTTCTTTTTTCATAGATTCTTGAAATCCAAAAAATTCCTCTTCTGTTAATGGACTTTCTCCTGATTTTTCTTTAATTTCGTTTACTTCTTTATATAGTTTTGAGTCTTGATTGTTTAAATTTTCTATTTTATTTTTTAAACCCCTTAAATGGTTAAATTTGGCTTTTTTTATAAACAAATTTTGTACTTCTTCAGCGACTTGTGTTGGTGTTAGAGGTTTATCAGCTTTTGCAAAAACATATTGCACCATTTGTTTTGGAATGTTGTCCATAAGAATTTGAATGTCGAGATCATTGAGGTTATCCACCATGTATTCGTCATAATAATCATCAAGAGATTTATTAAATTTTAAATTTTCTGATTTATGAAAGTCTTGCCAAAGTTTGTTTGCTTGTGGATCGTTAACAACAAAGTCTGTGTGGGTGCCAACAAAAGAATTAAGGTCAGCATCAGCTAAGGGTCCGTCAATGCGAATTTTATCAAATCCTGTAACGCTTTCAGGTTGCATTTGAGAAACCATTGATCGATCACGATTTCGCATCCAGTTTTCGTTAAATTGTTGCTCTGCTTC